GCTTGACGATTTGGTTGTTCCAAGCAATGCATACACGGCCATCGGACGGGACCAAACGCAACAGCTCTACTCACAGCTCTCGTCTATTGAGACGACGGATGCAATAGAGTGGGTAGTTGGGACGCGCTATCACCCAGCGGATATTTACCGGGACATGATTGACATGCGTGAGTTTTTTCTCGACGCGTCAACAGGTGAGGACGTAGAGCGCCCCGTGTACGAGGTGTTCGAGCGCGTAGTGGAAACGAACAGTGAGTTTCTCTGGCCGCGTCAACGTCGGAGCGATGGCAAGACGTTCGGGTTTGATGAGCAGGTTCTTGCTCGCAAGAAGGCTAAGTATCTGGACATCACCCAGTTTTATGCCCAGTACTACAACAACCCGAACAGTGCCGAGAACAACTACATCGACAAAGGAAAGTTTCAGTACTACAACCGAGAATCCCTGCGCAATTTGAGTGGTGCGTGGTACTTGGGGGACAAACTCCTCTTTGTCTTTAGTGCCATCGACTTTGCTTACTCAGTGACGAAGAGTGCCGACTACACGGCCATTGTCACCGTTGGTGTCGATCAGGAAGGCTACATCTACGTCCTCGACATAGACAGGTTTAGGACAAACAAAATTAGCGTGATGTATGAGCACATCCTGTTGACATACAGGAAGTGGGGCTTCAAGAAGCTGCGGGCAGAAGTCACCGCTGCGCAGAGTCTTGTGGTGCAGCAACTCAAAGATCACATGCGCACCCAAAACCTGCCCATCGTCGTAGATGAAAACCGGCCAGTGAAGAAGAAGGAAGAGCGGATTCGTGCAGCCCTCGAACCGCGCTACACCAACCAGCAAATCTGGCACTACAAGGGTGGCAACTGTCAAACACTCGAAGAGGAGTTGATGGTAGAGCGCCCCGAGCACGATGATGTGAAGGACACCCTAGCGGCTGTTGTGGAGATTGCACGTGGACCTGCTAAGCGCGTTTCTAGTGCTGGTCGTGAAAACACTGTCGTCTATTCCACTCGCTTTGGTGGGGTGGCCCATGCCTAACACAGTGGTCTGCGACAGATGCCATAACGACGTAGAAGGATACATCGACGAGGGTAGTGGTATGTCTGCCGGTGTGTATGTCGGATGGGATGAATACATGAAGGACGGCGAGCACGTCATCTGTGATGCGTGCATGTGGGTTGATCCCCGCTACATCGCTATATATGGAAAACATGAGTAATGGCCAATGTTCTTGATGTTCGATTTTTGAAGGACCAGGAGGCGCAAGTCGTCACGGATAAGTGGGTGACGTGGAATGCAGCCCGAGCAGTGTGGCTCGCCGAGAAGAAAGAGCTGCGTCAATATCTCTTCGCCACCGATACCCGTAAAACCACGAACGGACAGCTTCCGTGGAAAAACTCCACGGTGACGCCAAAGCTCACCCAGATTCGGGACAACCTCCATGCCAACTACATGGCGGCACTATTCCCTCGTGAGGACTGGTTCAAGTGGCGAGCTGGCGATCAGGATAGCGCGAGTAAAAACAAGCGCGACACCATCGAAGCCTACATGCGGACGAAGCTCGATGCATCGGACTTTGAACAAGTCGTTAGCCAGTTGGTTTTGGACTACATCGACTACGGCAATGTCTTTGCCGGTCATGAGTATGTCTGCGACAAGAAGGTGGACCCGGCTGATGGCGAAGAGTCCGTCATTTATGCCGGCCCAAAGGGCGTTCGCATCAGTCCACTTGACATTGTGTTCGATGTTACTTCGTCCACATTTGCCAAGTCCCCGTGCATCGTACGGCGATTGAAAAGCCTGGGTGACTTGGCTAAGGACATGACGGAGAAGCCCGCGCTTCAGTACAACCCCGATGTGATTGATAAGGTGAATGCGCTCCGTGTAGCGGGTGCCGACCAAATCGACGCGTTGAAGAATGATGGCCTCATCATCGACGGCTTCGGCTCAATCAACCTCTACTTCGCTTCGGGAATGGTGGAGTTGCTTGACTTCTATGGTGACATTTACGACCAGTCCACGGGCACCTTTCTGTGTGACCAAATCATCACCGTCATTGACCGTCGGTGGGTGTTGCGCAAGGGTCCAAATGAGAGTTGGACCGGAAGTCGTCCGATCAAGCATTGTGGTTGGCGTACCCGTCCGGACAACCTCTGGGCGCAAGGTCCGTTGGATCAGCTCGTTGGGATGCAATATCGCATCGACCACCTTGAGAATCTGAAGGCGGATGTGTTCGACCAAATTGCGCACCCTATCGTCATCATCAAGGGTTCGACAGTGGAGGACTTTACGTTTGGCCCCGGCGCCAAGGCGATTTGTGGAGATGACGGTAGTATTGATTTTGAACGTCCCGATGCAGCAGCGTTAACGGCTGACATGGAAATCAACGTCCTCATGGGACGTATGGAAGAGTTGGCAGGCGCTCCAAAGCAGGCAATGGGCATCCGTTCTCCAGGCGAGAAAACTAAGTATGAAATACAGGTGTTGGAGAACGGCGCAGGCCGCATCTTCCATGCCAAGGTCAACTGGCTGGAACGTAACATCATCGAGCCCATGCTCGACTCCATGTTAGAGGAGTCGGTGCGTCGGATGGGTGCGAAGGACGCTGTGCTGATGACAGACCCAGACTACGGCACACAAAGTTTTAAGAACATCACCAAAGAGGACATCACGGCCAAAGGCAGATTTTCTGCCATCGGTGCACGCCACTATGCCGAGGAAGCCATGTTCATCCAAGAGCTGAGTCAAACGCTCACCCTCATCGAGAAGATTCCCTCGGTGGCTGTACATGTCTCGGGTAAGGCTGTAGCCCATGGACTCAGTGAAGTGTTGGGTTGGAAGAGTTTCGGCATCGTCAAGGACAACGCGGCAGTTATCGAGGGCATGGAAACGGAACGTCTCAAATCAGCGGGCTCAGAAAATCTGGGTACGGAAGCTGTGATGCCGTCAGAGCAACAAACTGCTGACATGATGCCGCCGAATGTTCCTAGGAACACAACTGCATGAACTCCATCCTAGCCAAACATTGCCCGAAGGACATGGACCAGTCCAAGTGGGAAACCCAGTGGGAGGCGGCAGGAGACCTCCTCCAACCTCTCGCGGATACCTTGAAGGACTTGAAGGCAGGGCTGGGTCAGGTCAAGGCCGACGATTACGACTGTCCCAACCACTACACCAAACTCGTGGCCGAGCAAGTACAACGCCAAACGATTGACAAAATCCTAGCGATGTTCCCGAAGGCAGTAGAGAGATGAAGATGAAGCGGCCGGTGCAGAAGTATGACATGGTGGAAGTTTGGTGGGATGACCCGACTGGACTGAAGGATGGGTGGATTCAAAAGTTGGAGGAAATCAAACCAGCGATGGTGTTGTCTGTAGGGTTTTTGGTACACGAGTCGGATACCTACTATGTCATTGCACAGGACTCCGATCCTGAAGGCAACCACAATGGACGGACGCAACTACCCAAAACGGCTGTCAAGAAAATGAAGGTGCTTAGAAAGAAAGATTGAACTTTTTCTGCCTTTGGTTGTCTAACTCTCCTGAGAGGCAAATTCTCAAGAGTAAAGGGGCATAGACTCCTACAACAAGAAGAAGGGTTAAACCCTCGTATGTCCGACAAGGGCATGTTTGCTAGCTCTGACCAGAGCCAATCCCCCGAAGTCAAACAAGAAGTACCCGCTATCCAGACCCAGGGTGACACCCAAAGTCAGGTGGCAATACTTGTCGGCGAAGGCCGCAAGTACAAAACCGTCGAGGAACTGGCTAAAGCCTATCTCGCTTCTGATGGCTTCATAGAGAAGCTGAAGGGCGAGAACTCGGTACTTCGTACCGAAGTAGCCAAGGCCCAGACACTCGATCAGGTTTTGGAACGGTTGAAGCAGGACCAGGGAAGTGCCGCCCGTGACCAGGGCGCGAGCAAGGTTGACGTATCTCAGGGTACGCCGGGCCTCACCCAAACTGATGTCGCTGCAATCGTAGCGCTAACCCTCACCGGGATGGAAACAGCTCGGACGCGGGAGACCAACCTCAAAACCGCCGACGCAGAGATGCGGAAGCTGTTCGGGGACAAGGCCGAGGAGATGTTCAAGAAGGAAGCCTCGACCCCCGAAATGAGGAAGGCACTCACCGATCTGGCTAGTGTCAGTCCCGATAAGTTCGTTGCGCTCTTCCGGCCTGTGACCCAGGCCGGGAGCACTGTTGACCACGGAACAGCCGTCAACAGCGCAGCCCTCGGAAATGAGCAGGCCAGTGGCAGAGCCGCTGACCCAGGCTGCAAGGAGTTTTACGACCATCTCAGGCGGACCAAGCCGGCGTCGTACTACTCACAAGCGATGCAGCACCAAATGAATAAGGTTGCGGTAGACGCGCCGAACAAGTTTTTCGGCAGTTAACCCAAGCCTTCCCCCAATAAGAATAAGAACAAGGAAGCAACATGCCTGCTATGGATTTCAGCGGCGTATCAGCCAACCTGGTACGCACAAATCTTTGGTCGGATCAGCTCAAGGATGTCCTTCTGGACATTCTCATGGGCCAGAAGTTCGTCAATTGGATGTCGAACTTTCCCGACGGCACCACATTCAACATCCCGTCTGTCGGTGAAATTCCGATGCGGAATGTCTCCGAACTCGACCCGACTGTCTATGACGCGCTGTCTACTGGTAACTTCACGTTCACCATCAACAACTACGTCGAAGCGGCTACCTACATCACCGACAAAGCGAAGCAAGACGCGTATTTCGCCGACCAACTCATTGCGTCCTTCATCCCCAGGATGAAGCGTTCCATTGAGATGAATCTGGAGACGAACATCTACGCACTGGCAGCTAGTCAAACCGCCGCCAATCCGAATTCCATCAACAACGCTCCCCATCGTTGGGTTGCTTACGGCAACACGAACTCCACCATCGGTCTGGAAGACTTTGCCCAAGCCAAGTTTGCACTCGACAAGGCTGCGGCTACTCAGGCTCGCATTGCGGTTCTGGACCCGTCGCAAGAAGTTGCGCTGAACAAGTTGACGAACCTCGTCACCGTTCAGAACAACCCGCAATTCCAAGGTGTTGTGACGGAAGGCTTCGTCAACTCCACCACGGGGATGCGCTTCTCGAAGAACATCTTCGGCTTTGACGTGTATGTGTCCAACTATCTGGCACCCATCGTCGGCACGGAAGCTATCACTGCGGATGCTCGTGGTGCTGTGACTTCGCCCTCGGGTGCAGTGCAGAACGTGTTCATGTCCATCGGCGCGGACGAAACCCCGTTCAAGGGAGCGTTTCGTCAGCTTCCGAGA